AAGTGTTCTCTACTATGTCTGCACAAATGATCACCATTTAGATACAGTGAATCTACAAAAGGTTTCTTTAGTACACAATGATACAGCACCATTTATTAACACAACTGGGGTAGCCAGTGGCACAGGTGCTATGACAACTTTTACCACAGACACTTCCAACAATGTTGTCAGACTTAAAGCGGCAAGCACGAATGCAGTTGGCGGCAATGTGTCATATTACAAAATTGGTTTAGGTGATAACAGCACAGCGGCGACTTCAGGCAATATCATAGTCACACAGAATACTGATGTTGATTCGGCCTCAGAGGCTATAACAAGTTTTGCCCATGCAGATTTCAGAGGTGCAAAACTGTTTATATCAGTGAACAACGATTCAAAAACTGAAGTTACAAACATGGAAGGATTGGTTGTACATGACGGTACAAACGCATTTATAACAACGTACAACGTGGTCAACAGCGGTAATAATACTCTGGCCACATTCACTGCGGCCATCAGTGGTGACAACGTGGTGATATCAGGTGCTGGCCTAGAACCTAACCTAAGGATCACAGTACATGCAATAATGTTAAAAGACACAATGACGGCGAACGCTGGCACTTATGCCAACTCGGAGGCAATAGCACCAGTGACTATTTCGTCAAGTGCAACATCATTTGATACATTTGCACAGAAGACAACCAATGGCGCGGTTTACTTCTTGGTCAGCAAGAATGCCACTGAAGGACACTACGCTATCAATGAAATACTGGTTGCATTTGGATCGGATAATATTACTCATGCTAACGCAGGATTCGTAAGCACCAAAGGGACGAATCAAATCGCGGTCACATCTGAAATAAAAGACGATACCGAATTTACAGGTGACATCAAAATATCCTCCACTAGTGGTGCGAGTACCACTGTGAGTGCATACATGATAAAACTGCACGCGAGCTAATAAATACTACATATTAATAATAATCATGCGGGAGATATGGAACCATGACAACAAGAAACTTTAGAGTTAACAACGGTTTGGAAGTAGGTGATATCGTAATATCAGCCACGGCCAACACAATTACAGGCGGAGCGACGGCGGCACCAAGTGCTGACGGCCAATTCGCAAACAAGAAATACGTAGACGATTCAATCGCGGCAGTTTCAACAACAGCAATCTCACAAGGTAACAGTAATGTAACAGTCGCTGACAGTGGTACAGGAAACGTTACAATCGAAGTGGATGGAACAGACAGAATAACAACTGTAGCGGCAACTACAACAACTGCAACAGGACACAGTTTAGTAATTGGTGCAGGCAGCACCAGTGCGGCAGGTCAGATTAAATTCTTAGAAGGAACTGACAACGGAACCAACGGAGCAACACTAATTGGACCAGCAAGTACTGCCGATGTAACAGTTACATTACCAGCGGCAACTGACACACTTGTAGGTAAAGCAACAACTGACACGTTCACAAATAAAACTTTTGATGCAAATGGTACTGGTAACTCGATCTCAAACATCGACTTTGCTGATTTCGCCTCAGGTACGGTGGCAGACGAGGACACCATGTCTTCTAACTCGGCAACAAAACTGGCAACACAGCAGTCGATCAAGGCCTACGTGGACACAGAGGTTGGAAACATCTCAACGACCACACTGACAGCGAACAACACCACGGCGGCAGTGTCTGACTCAGGTTCAGATGGTACTTTCACTGTGACCTGTGACGGTAACACTGAACTTACAGTAACTGACACATTAGCAACATTCTCAGGAAGCGTAACGGTGACTGGTGACTTGACAGTGTCAGGAAGTGCCACTTACCTAGATGTAAACAACCTTTCCATAGAAGATAACCTTATAATTGTTTCTAAAAACAACTCAGGTGGATCTGACCTAGACGCAGGTCTAATGGTAGAACGTGGCAGTGCTGGAAACAACGCGGCCTTCTACTGGAACGAAGGTGATGACAAGTTCAAAGCAGTGCTGACAACATCTGGATCAGATGCCACAGCGATAACTGACTCATCGGCTGCCACGATCGTGGCCAACATCGAAGGTAACGTAACAGGTACAGCAAGTGTTGCCACAGTGGCAACAACAGTTACAATAACAGACAACGAAAGTACTGATGAAAACAATGCAATGGTCTTCACTGCCGGCGGTGACGTTGATGGTGGTAATCTTGGATTGGAGTCAGATGGTACATGCACATACAACCCAAGCACAGGTAAGATAACTGCTACAGGATTTGTAGGTGACTTGACAGGTACAGCAGATGTTGCCACGGGGGTGACCGTTAGTGCGAACAACACAGCCAATGAAGACATCTTTATTTGTTTAGTAGATGGAGCAACTGGAACACAGGGCATTGAAACAGACACTGGCCTGAAATACAATCCATCAACCAATGTGATTGCATCCACGGCATCATCGGCGCAGTACGCGGACGTTGCCGAGCGTTTCGAAGCAGACGCTCCTATGGAAGCAGGTTCAGTGGTAATGGTTGGCGGTTCAGCAGAGATCACGGAAATCAACTCAGAAATGTCTGAGGATGTGTTTGGTGTAATCTCAGACAAGCCAGCATACATGATGAACGCAGGTGCAGGTGACAACACCACACACCCGTTTGTTGCCATGACAGGTAGGACACCAGTTAGGGTCATAGGTGCTGTGACAAAAGGTCAGAGACTTGTCAGTTCATCGACAAAAGGTTGTGCTAGAACAGTGGCGCAGGGTGAGTCGATCTCTCCGTTCAATGTTATTGGTAGAGCATTAGAAAGTTCAACTGACGCAGGAATCAAATTGGTAAACTGTGCAGTAAGGACAAACAACTAATAAATATTAATACTTTTTAGTAGAACAAAAGGCGGTCTTCGGATCGCCTTTTTTTTTGGCCTATTAAACAATAAGATCTAATATAGTTTGCAACTTGCCTTTGATAGCTTTGTTGTTGAGAGTATTTTTCAAACCCATGTGCAAGTTCTTGGGCCAGCATTCAAATGCAGTCCAACAATAGCCGGAATGTTCCCCATTCAATTTTGGTATGAATTCTGATTCAATCGCTATCAGATACGTGTGGAAGAAGAACTTCTGATCGTTTGACGTGAACATCTCCAACGGAATCACCTTTTTGAACTTGGGAGTGTCTCCAACTTCTTCTTCGATCTCACGTTTAAGACCCTCAAATGCACTTTCCGTGAATTTGCTCTTACCACCAACCAATCCCCATAGCCCTTGTGTCTTCCGATCAGTCCTCTGTAGGAACAGGAAACGTTTTGTGCTCGTGGAATAGAACAGTGCGCCGGAACAGACTATGTTTTCTTTCATAGCTTATTATAACAAATACACTTTAATTTATCAAGGAGTAGTAGCATCATTGGCGTCAGCATCAGGTGTCTGACTGTAACCACCATCTAACACTATGCTCCAATTACCAGCGGTGTATACACCTTCGTAGGATTTAACCCATTCAGTACCGTTGAACCTATACTGGATACCGGTGTTAAGGTTGGTAACATAGTGTTGTGTCGAATCAGGATTTGAAGCATCAAAGGCAATGTTCCATTTACTGGTGGTGCTGTTGTATTCTATAATATCTCCCACTGTAGCAACCAATGTTCCCCAAGTAGAACTTTGGAAACTTGCTGTTGAATCACCCACGTCGTTTATTACAAGATATCTGTCACCGTTCGAGGGTGTGCCCGGATCGAACGTTGCTGGATTTATGATCTTCTTCACGGCAGTCAAAGTGTTTGCAGGCACAGTGTCGCCATCGATAGTGTACATCAAGATTGTGTCATCTAGCGTGGTTGTGGCGATGGTACCAACCACTTGATTGCCGTTTGGTTGTGTGAGTCTGATCTGTGATGTACCGTTCGTTACCTTACCATATTGGTCTAATAAAATTTTCCAATTGACTGCTGGACCAAATGTTTCAAAGGGATCCGCCAACCCAGGATCTCTTGCACCAGTATGGAAGCCATCTCCGCCCGATTTGACATTGACCCCTGTGGTACCCAACAAACGTAGTTGATTTCCTGTGACCAACAAACCAAAGTTGTTTGGCGTTATGAAACTCCTTGATGCTAATTCTCCGTCTATCAACCCTTTTGCAATTCCACCATCATCGTCATAGATGCTCATTATGATTTTTTGTACAACCCCTAATTTTTTTACCTTCACTGGCGGAGACAACCATATTGGCATGGAGAACGTCATTGTGGCCACGTCAATCTCACTGTCTGCACCGACTGGTATGGTCCTCGAACTGAAAGTGATTCCAGTCAATTCCACATAACTCAACGAGGTCCAATCAATGTAGTTGTCTGATTTCTGTATCTCAAAATCTGGGTTGAATAGATAAAGAATTTGCTCCAGTATCTGTAATTTTTGATCTGTGTTTGATGAGAAAATATCAGCAGTGACTTCTAATCTGAAAGGCGACGGCATCACTTTTTCGACTGTGTATCCTGCCCCCAATTGATTGGTATATTCGCCTGTGGTCTCGTCAAAACTTCTTTCCTTTAGATGTTGTTTTTCGATGTGATAAGGGTTTTGCATCCTCTCCCTGTCATAATTTAATTCCCTTACATAACAGGCGATCTTTGGAGCATAGTTAAGTGCATTCTCACTGTTGTTTCTGATTATGTTTGCCACCTGCCTAGTGGGATCTCCATAAACAACGGGCACCGCCCTTAAACTAATTGATCCGTCGCTTGTTTTACCTGTCTCAACAGAAAAATTACTTAAAATTCTGATGAATTGAGTGAGAAATTTCCTAACCTGTCCTTCGTAAAAATGTAACATTAATTGTCAGCCTTTGGTTTCAATGCATTTGTCAGTGCCTGTCTTTGCTCAACTGTCAAACCGTTTATACTAGAACTAGTGCTGTTGTTCACAAATCCTGTTTTATAATTTGCCCTTGAATCATTATTCGTAGTTGTGATCCTTACTGAATCCTCAACCTTTACCCATCTGTTTCCGTCGTATCGGAACAATCTATTAGGTAGATAATCTGTTCTTAAAAAATAGTCTCCTTTGTCAACGCCTGATGTAGGAAAAGTTATACCAAACCCTGCAGGATATCCATTAGGTGCAACACCGTCGCCGTCCAGATAGAAGCCATAGTGTGAACTTGCGGGCGAATCAATCACGGCGTTCACGGTCTGATCACTGCTCGCCCTGTCTTCTTCGGTGTTAACATTGTCTGTCCTTATGTTACCCCTCTCGTCGATTGGTGCAACATAGTATTGTTTGTAGTTAAAGCCTGCCTTAGGTGCGTCCTGTTCTGCCTGCAACACAACCTGATCATTAATAGTTTTTTCCCTGTTGTAGGTGCTCATGTAGTTTGCAACTGATCCTTCGGTAGTTGCATCTCCGATAACATCTCTGAATTCCTGTGCGTCAACCAGTGTCTTCATTTTTAATCTTAATAGATGTGGCCAGTATGTCTGTGAGAATCCTTCCGCGGCCCTGTTGACATCTTCCACCACGTAATATCTTTTCAAGGCGATCGGTATTGATTCGTCTAGACTGTAGTCTTCTTTCAAGTGTGGAAATTCTATCACATCACCACTCATTGGTTTCCTGCCAATCCTTTCAACTATGTCATTCAAATGCACAGTCAAAAACAACGTGTCGTTCTGTAAGAACATACCAAACTGCGACAGGTTGAAGTCCGCATCTTGCACATTGTAAATTCCACGCACAACGTATACGTCATCAGAGTATTTCCTGTCCCTGTTCTCTAAAAACAGCAGATCTTGTATGGTCCTTTCATTGAGGCTATCCCCAGAATATTGTGGTTGTGTTGGTGATGCATCACCGTCTTTCTGAGTGTCTCCCTGGTCATATGGTCCGAGGTATTTGTGTAGGTGTAGATCAGTACCTCCGACAGTGAACATCTCCTTTATGTTGCGATCGAAGAATTTGTAGTCATTGCCCTTTTCAGGCTTAAAAATGGATAATCTTGGCATATCACACATATTTATTGCCTAGGCAAAGGCTATAAATATGAGTATGTCAGAACTACAAACAGGCCAACAAGAGATATTCGATTACGTAAAAAATAATCTCGGCGATGGGATGATTGACGTTGAATTAGACCCAAAACACTATCAAACGGCACTAGAACGTGCCATTAATAAATTTAGACAGAGATCGTCAAATGCTGTTGAAGAATCATATGCATTCTTAGAATTAAAGAAAGATCAAAACACATATATCTTACCAGATGAAATAATAAATGTTAGGAATCTAAATAGAAGAACTGTTGGGTCTAGAACAGAAGGCGGAGAAGGTGGAACCTTGTTTGAACCTTTCAATTTAGCCTACACAAACAT